CTCAATTATGTCCTGGAAAGGTATAGAACTGGGCAACGCGCCTCACCTGTGTTTGCTGCCCATCTGAAGGATGAAGCTGTAACTTTTAAGAAGGCATTGATGGGTAAAACTCGAGTTTTTACTGGAGCTCCCTTTGCCTGGTCGATTGCCAATCGGAAGTACCTTCTCAGCGTTACGCGCGTGTTACAACGCAACCGCTATGCTTGGGAGGGAATGCCTGGAATGAACGCCATGAGCAAAGAATGGGATCGTCTTTATCAACATCTCACAAAATTTGGACGTGGCAGAATCGTGGCTGGTGATTATGCAGCATTTGACAAAACCATGCCGCCAAGCATTATCCTTGCAGCCTTTGATGTGTTGAGAAAAATTTGCAAGGCTGCTGGTTACACAGATGCAGATTTAGCATTCATTCAAGGGATAGCTGAAGATACCGCATTCCCCATTGTTGATTTCAACGGGGATTTGTATATGTTCTATGGCTCCAATCCCTCAGGTCATCCGTTGACTGTCATCATCAATGGCATTGCTAACGCTTTGTACATGAGGATGTGTTACTGGATTTTGAACCCTGATCATGAAACCCGTACGTTTCAATTGTTCGTTGCACTTGCGACTTATGGTGATGACAACATTATGGGAGTGAGTGAGAAAATCCCGTGGTTTAACCACACCAGTATCCAGGCCACCCTTGCCGGCTTTGGTATTCGCTACACAATGGCTGATAAGGAGGCTGAAAGTATTCCTTATATCGATATTGCCGATGCTTCTTTTTTGAAGCGCAGTTTTCGATTTGAGGAGGATGTTGGCATGATTGTGTGTCCACTTGAGAAAGACTCGATCAACAAGATGTTGACGATTGGTGTTGTTTCAAAGACTTTATGTCGCGAAGCGCAATCAGTCGAAAATATCAAGACGGCAATGCGTGAAGCGTTCTTTCATGGTAAAGAGTACTTCCATGAATTACGCGACATTCTCGAGCGTGCTGTCGCAATGTGTGACCTTGAGATCTATACCGATGACAGAACTTTCCCGACGTGGGAGTTCTTTGTCAATGGTTGGATTGAGGCCACACTGCTCGATTAATTTCATTCCGACCTGAAATGTCGTTAAACTTTCGGGCTTGAGTTGCAAAGTCTATAACCAAAATGTAACACGTATACATATTTACTGCGTAATTTTATATGTGACAACACCAAAATAATGAGTGTGGATGTATACGTTTCTTCGCCTGGGCGTTCCCCAAAGTCTCTTTTTAGAGAAGTGTTGGCTGAGCACAATTGTTGTCAACCTTTCCTTGTGGCCTGGAGAAGCCCTTGGAGAGTAAATTTCTCTGGTAACACTAATTCAAAAATGGTTTCCCTGTACCAAAAACAGAAGAATCTTGAAAATGAAATTCAAGAATTAAAGAATGAGTTGACTTATAACCGTGAGTTAATTCAAATACTCCAGGATCATATTCTTTTTGATCGCACGAATGAAGTGCAATCTCAAGATGTGACAATGGAAGAGGCCGAAGTTATGCAGTTTGCAGATAATGACGAAGGTAATTTGGTTGGTAATAGTGCACTACGTGATGAGGTTATGGAAGATATAGATGTCCCAAAATACGATTTGGGCGACTTCTTGAAACGACCAGTGCGCATTGCTACCTATACTATCGCTCAGGGTGAGGCTTTCAATTTAAGACAATTTCGACCGTGGAATTTGTACTTTAATAGGAGTAGTATAAGGCGTAAGCTAGATAATTACTCCTATATTCAGTGCGATTTGAAGGTCAAAGTCGTTGTGAATAGCACCCCCTTTGTGTATGGTATGTATGCCATGTCTTATCGACCATTGACAAATTTCTCTTCACAGCATGACCCGATTCCACTGGAAGAAGATAGATTGATTTTGACACAACGACCTACTATTTATATAGAGTCACACAAAAATAAGGGTGGAGAAATGACCCTCCCTTTCTTTTATCATAAAAACTGGCTGCCACTCACTAGTGCAGGTTCTCTAGAGATGGGAAGATTGGATCTTTATCCGATCAAGTCTTTTGAGTCTGCCAATGGGTTGGCTACAAATCCAGTTAATGTGTTGATCTACGCTTGGGCTGAAAATGTTAAACTAGCTGGTAATACAGTTAATCTGGCAATTCAATCCCAGGATGAGTATCATACAGGTCCTGTGTCGACAGTTGCATCTGCTATTGCTGGGGTATCTCGTAAATTAGAGAGTGTTCCCCTTATAGGCAAGTTCGCCAAAGCTACCACTATAGGTGCCACAGCGACAGGTGCTATTGCGTCTTTATTTGGTTTTACCGATGTTCCTGTCATAGAAGATTCAATTCCTATGAAGGATCAACCTTTCCATGGCTTTTCGTCTAGTCAAATTTCAGCACCAGTTGAGAAACTAACACTCGATCCCAAACAGGAGCTCTCCATCTCACCATCAATTGCAGGTTTACCGGATGTGGATGAGTTGTTGATTTCTGAGTGGGCAAAACGAGCAGGTTTGCTGCGTGTTGTGGCTTGGCTGCAATCTGATGGGATTGATACCAGTTTATTTCGATGTAATGTAACTCCAACTTTGTGTCGAACTATTGGTTCTTTTCCTGTCCAGCGCTATGATGATTTACCAATGGGCTATTGTGCCCGGTTGTTTCAAGCATGGCGTGGAGATATTGTTATTCGTGTCGTTTTAATTAAATCTCAATACCACCAAGGAAGATTGCGTGTGACTTATGATCCCACTGGTAATATTTTCTCTACTCCAGATAGTGAAAGTGTCACTATGACAAAGATTGTGGATATTGAATCGTGTGACTACGTTGAGTTCACCATTCCGTACACACAGCCTCAATCGTGGTTGAGAGTAAAAACCAATGTTGTTCGTGATAATAGTTCTAGGTCTGATAGTGATTCACCGTATGACCAAGACTTCCACAATGGACGTTTTGAAATTCGTGTGCTGAATAATTTAACTGGCCCTGATACCTCAGCGGATATTGGACTGGCGATTTTCGCATACGCTAAAAATTTTGAATTGGCCAATCCAACAGAGGTCCCATTTATTTCATCCGCCTTTGAAGTTCAAAGTGAGGATGAACCATATGTACAATACGAGATGGGCACTTGTACCCCCCGCCCATCACACATTATGGATGTAAATTATGGTGAGGATATTCGATCTTTGCGTACATTAATGCGTCGAACTTGTCTTCATGAAGTCATGGGTTTGACGGATAATGCTAATGCTGGTGTAGATTCTACCTACGTTAGTACTTTGCGTATCGCTCGAAATATTTATCCTCTGCAGTATGGCTTTGATCCATCTGGCGTTGGTTTTCTGTTTGGTGTGAATTCAGTAGGAGCCTTTCCTGGCAACAAAACCAAAAACACACCTTACACTTGGTTGTCTCCATGCTTTATTGGTCAGCGAGGAGGCATGAATTATTCTTACAATCATTTGAATAATGTCGATGCTCCTATGTTGACGGTACAGCGATGGAACAAAAGTGTGCCATTCACTACTGATATTGCTTCTGCAGAGTTTGATAATCCAAATACTACAGCAAATGCCCTTGATAGGGTAACTGATGGAATAGCTGGCCAAGCTCTGGAGAATGAACGCACTCAATCGGGTTTGCAATTTTATGTACCTTTTGTAAATAGGTACAAATTTGCTGGAACCGATATTGAGGGGCGTAAGACGGGTCTAACAGATGATGAGACAATTTTAAATAATTATGTTGTCTCAACCGTAGATATGCAACATTTGCGAGTTGGTGAGAACCATAGGTTTGGAGGTGTTCTTGGACAGTACCATTCTATTGGTGCTGACTATACGCCACTCTGGTTCTTGAGTACCATCACGCGGTGGTTGTATACTACAAATGCTGGCAATTAACCCCCCTTTTTTGGGGGGCGTGACCTGAACAAGTCATTAAACTGTTCTGGCGTAAATTGTAACGTCATAATATAATACAATAGTTATAGGCTACCAAGCCTCCAGAAAGAAACTGGATATCAAATATAAATGCAGATGTGCACGGCGCATCGCAGCCTAGTTTTGACTAGGTACTAAAGTGCAAAGGTTTTACCTTTTCCGGCT